TCGATTTTGACAAAGAAGTTGTCCACTGGAACGCCATAGCTAAGCGTATGGGATGGCCTACAGTTAGGACAAAAACAAAGATTCGTGAGTTGCATTTGAGAAAACGGCTGGAAGAACGGCCAACGCTGTGGAATGACATCTTGAACGGTGCGCTAAAAGTGTCTTTCAGTACATTGAGACTCGGATTTTTTACGTTTGACTGGTTCGTGAAGTCGCCAAACAACTTGGCTAAGTTCATGGATGGCAACTATGAAGAACGACGATCTACTGGAAGCATGGGGACCCCCGGGAAGTACCGGGACCCCAGATGGCACGATTCCAAGTTCAAAGCCCTCAGCCAAGATGGAAAACAAAGCCCAACAGAGCCATTCTGAGCCACGCTGGTACCCAGAAGGTCCCAGACCACCAATGGCTTCTCAAGGTCTCAACCCAGAGGCAGCCAATGGCCTTGCTGGGGTCGATACGTGGAAGGTCACCATCTTAAGGCATAAGCGCTGTGAAAGGCTTGGCATCCCAAAGCTCTACTGGGACAGCTCCCCATCGTATTGGGGACAAAAGGTTTGGAATCCGCCCTTCGGTCGGAGAAACTTGCTGATTTTAGGGCCCAATGGGGTTGGCAAGAGCTGCTTTGCGGCATGTCTGGCGCGGTATGATGGCTGTCTTGCTTATTGGTACTCCATGCCATGGCTGCTAATGCGCTATGACGCTCGCTTTGGGGCTAGAGAGGATACCCAGTGCGAGCTCATTGAGGAAGTGACTGGGCTTCGAGCGATCGTGCTAGACGATGTGATGCGGGTGCGGCAGACTCCTACTGGACTGTGGTTGGTCTACAACATTCTCAACCGAAGATTAGAAGCCCAGCTCATAACCATCGTTACAACGGATAAGAAGTTGCAGGAGATCGATGCTATCGACCCAGCTATCGCCAGCAGGCTTGCATCGTTTGACCGTATTGTGCTAAAAGGGCCGGACAGGAGGCTTGAAGCATGATCTTCATCGGTATCGATCCCGGAGCCAAGGGTGGAGTGGCATGGATTGAGGAGCGCCTGGGATTGGACGGTGAGATTCTGACTACCCAATGCTTTCCATTGCCAGAAACAGAAAGAGATATCTTCGGTCTAATCTGGAAAGTTGGCATTTTAAAACTATCGGATAAAATGCTTTGCATGTGCCTTATCGAAAAGGTGCATTCCATGCCGAAGCAGGGAGTGGCGAGCTCTTTTAAATTCGGGCGGAATTACGGCTTTCTTCGTGGTCTTCTCGTAGCGCTTGAATTGTGCTTTGACGAGGTAACTCCTCAGCGTTGGCAAAAAGCCATGGGCTGTTTAAGCCATGGTGATAAGAACGTCACCAAGCAAAAAGCCCAGCAGCTTTTCCCGACTATGAAAATCACCCACTCGACGGCAGACGCTCTTCTAATTGCCGAGTACTGCCGGCGCACACACAGTAACGATCCTCTATCGTGTTAGTTCTAACCAAAAGAAAGGAGGTGATGTTAAACGGCAGGAGACCAACAGTATCCCGTAAAAGTCGAGAGCTCATCCATTTGTCGTGATGTGGGTGGCAAGCGATGAGCTCTCGAATACTTTAATCGATGTTTGTTCTTTCGATGAGGGGGACTCAAGATGAAATTGCGGTTGATCATCATTCTTGCATTGCCGTTTTTATTCGCCTGTTCTCTGAACCCAGAGATCCAGCGGGACTTTGATGCACGCTTCACCAAATTAGAGCAGGAGCAAGCCGCACTATTGGAGCAAGACCCAACGGCGTGGACTTCAGCTCGGCTAGCGGAGATCAAGTCGGAACAGGAGAACTTGAGGGCTGAAGTCGAGGCCACTAAGGCTGCGGCTTTCACCGAGCGCGCCACCAAGGGGATTGAGGTGTCCGATGTGTTTCTGGGGGCCCTTGCGCCGGCGATGTTGCCTTTCTTCCCAGCTGCCGGGGGAGCACTGGCTGGAGTTGCCGGGCTTCTTGGGCTAATCACTGGGAAAAAGAAGAACGGAGGACTTGGGCTAATCACTGAGAAAAAGAAGAACGGAGGAATCGCGTGACTGAACAACCGATCATTAACCTGCTCGATGCCATCCAGCAGACCAAGACCAAGCTTGGGTTTCTGGAAGGCCTGCGTTCCAAGCGCTTCGGGTTTGTTTTGCTCTTCGACAGCGTTCTTTGCGCTCTAGGCGTTCCGCTTCTCAAGTCGGATGTCTGGGCTGGCGTGGCCATATTCGGGCTCGCTACTCTGAATGTGGCGGCCTATGTGTTCGGGCAGAGCTACGTAGACGGGCAGAGGATGCGGGCGCTAGGAACGGCGGCGGTTGCTAAGAACCATGAAGCCTAGATTCTTCATGAAACCAACCCGAGTCTACGTAACGATCCTCTATCGTGACTTTCTCGGAATCTCTCCCCATCCCCGGGCGGTCGCCCACCGAGAAGGCAAAGACGATATATCGCAAGAGGCGGGCAAGATGCTTTACCGTGGTGGAAATTGGCTTGAAGCCGTGAAAGTTCAGAAGCTCTGCAATGAAGGAATGCGCAGGGACCGGCTCGCTTTGATCTTGGCCGCAAGGCTGCAAGCCAAGATCTTGAAACAGCAGCGAGCAAAGCACTTGAAATTCCTGCGTGATCTTTCCATTCAGAAGAACCAAACCCAATTCCAGTTTTGTGAACATCCATCTTTGCTAGGGAGATGTGAGATACGTATCGGAAAGACTTTTGATACCTGAACCACCAGGCCCGGCCATTCAACGAAATGCACAGACTCTTTGTGATTCGTTTCGCTGTATCCTACCTTTCATGGATCAGTCCTTGATCGAACTCTACTTCAACCATTTCAAGTGCTGAATGAACCTCTAAACGTCAGCTGGGCCTGGTCCTTTAACCACGTGGCTTTTCTCCACTTCATTTCTGGCGCTCCCCTGACTCCCCACGTCCCCCAGGGGGGCGCCTTTAAAAGATAGGAAAATGATGATGATCTTTACGGCTTGTCTTGTGGCTCTTTTATCGCAAGCCCAGTCAGTCAGTGGTCTTGTCGTTACGCCCACCAGGCGCCTCGACGGCAAGCATGACTTAGCAGTCTCATGGACTGGCACAGCCGCTGCTTACCGGGTAGTCCTAGAACGTCCAGCGCCATTGATTGCCTTACGGCGTCTGACGACTGCCAAGCGAACGATTTTTAGCGGCCAACCCAATGGAAGTTATCATTTGCGTGTTGAAGCCTTGGCCATCATCGACGCTACGGAGACGCGCTACATCGTTCTTCCTTTGGCTGCGCCCCAGCCCCCCTTTGAATTGCATGGATCTCTGTCGGCATTGCAGGCCGCCATTACGGCCGCGCCCCCAGGGCGAGAACTCGTGCTTGGAGACGGAGACTATACCATGTCTGGGGCGATCAAGATCAGCGGCAAGACCGATCTTGTGGTCAGATCGAACTCGGTAGGAGGGGTGACCCTCAAGGGCACTGGTGGCATTTTGATTGACAACTGCTCGCGGGTCACAATCAGCGGCTTTGATGTTCTGGCTACTTGGGACTGGAACCCACCGGATCATCTCTATTCAATCGTGATCCACGGTTCCGATAACGTCCGGGTGACTCGGCTGAAGATGCACTGTGCCGAACCGCCAGGAAGTTACCCCTACTGGGTCTTCGTTGACTCGGTAGGCGATGGGAAAAGGTCGGAGCACGTCAGGATCGACCACTGTGAATTTTACGGGAAAGTCGAGCAGGGCTCTTACATTGTGGTTGAAGGGGACAAGGGCGTGGCTAAGCAGGTCGTGCAGTACTGCCAGATCGATCACAATCTTTTTCGCGACGTAGTTGGCTTCGATGCCCAGGGCAACAAGGAAACGATCCGCTATGGCTCATCGTCGATTTCGTCTTCCAATTCAGGCTTCTCAGCCATAGAGGACAATCTCTTCGAGCGCTGCGACGGCGAGGATGAGATCGTCTCAATCAAGTGCTGCGAGCTCATCGTTCGGAGAAACACCTTCCGCGAATGTGTTGGGGCCTTGGTGCTCCGACACGGGAGTAGGAGTCAGGCACGTGACAATATCTTCCTTGGGAACAACAAACCCAACACTGGAGGCATTAGGATCTTCGGGGATGACCATCTTGTGGATGGTAACTTTTTTGGCAGTCTTGCAGGAACGTCGGCAAAAGCAACTACAGCCATCGCCAATGGAACCGTGGATGTAGATGGTACTTCGGGGGCCAACAGGGTAGACCGTTTAGTTTACTCTAACAACAAGATCAAGGACTGCGAGAAAGGCATCCAAATTGGTTGGAATAACAGTGGGGCGTATCCCCTCCCGGTTCGCAATGTCATCGTCAGCGGTAACATCATTTCGCTTCTCGGGTCTGCCGTAGACAACCTATCGGTACCAGCGAGCGTGAACTATTCTGGCAACGTCTTGGCGGCCGATAAGCCGGGGGTCATACCAACTAATGGGTACATCCTTGATCCCGGGGCCGTCTTCAACACGCCGGCTGGATTATCAGTTTCCCAGGTCGGCCCACTGGGTCCATAAAGAGGAAGCCTATGGTGGCTTCGAGAGAAGCGACAGAAACCGTAAAGATTTTTGATTGCTGAATCACCAGGCTCGGCTAGTAACCAGTTCTTATACCCTCTAAACTCTTCAACCGTTGGCCGGGCCTGGCCCTTTGAATATCTAAAAGAAAGGATTTCTTATGATGCCTGAGAATCTCGTGATCTACCATGCCAACTGCTCCGACGGGATGTGCGCTGCCTGGGTGGCGTGGAAGTGCTTCGCTCGACGTGGGGAAGTGGCTGAGTACCGCGCCTGGAACTACGGCGAGAAACGGAGACTGTCGGCCGAAGACTTCGCAGGGCGTAAGGTCTGGTTCCTCGACTTCTCACTCCCACGTGAGGATCTCATCTTCATCAAAGAACATGCTAAGGCTCTCATCGTGCTCGACCATCACAAGACCGCAGAAGAAGCGCTTCGTGGGCTTGACTTTTGCACTTTCGACATGGACAAGGCTGGATGTCGTCTTGCTTGGGAGCATTTTTTTCCAGAAGAAATTCTGCCTCTAAGGCTTGTCAAGTATTGCGAAGATCGCGATCTCTGGCGTTGGAAGCTGCCGTTCTCTCGGGAAGTCTCGATGATGATTCGGCTCCAGGGCACGAAAGCCCCTGAGGATTTTGTCAAGTGGGAAATCTTTTCGGCGAGGCTAGAAACTGGAGAGCATCTGAGTTACGGTGGCGCTCCGCTTGGAGATGGGAACCAAGGTCCGCTCGCGAAAGAAGGCGCTGCAATCCTCGCCTCCAATGCGATCATAGAAGAGCAGCATGTCGAAAGAGCGGTACGTTCCTGCCTTTTTGACCCCAGCGAGCCGCAGTGGACTGGCAGGTACAAAAGCTCGCGACCTCCTTGGGTTGTTTGGCAATGCAACGCCACTGTGCTTTTCTCCGAAATCGCTGGTAAATTAGCTGAGCGTGGGGACGCCGACTTCGGCTGCTGCTGGTTTGTTCGTCAGGATGGCCAGTACCAGTACTCGCTCCGCTCCCTGGGCGACTTCGACGTGTCTCTAGTCGCGAAGGCATTCGGTGGAGGTGGGCACAAAGCTGCGGCCGGCTTCGAGAGCAACCGACTGCTCTTCCGTCTAGTCGATTGACTCCTTTTCGCCACCGTGGACAGCCACTTCTCCGTACCCACACTGTCCCCGGCTGTTTTTTTCGGTTGTACTGTCACCTTCGTAGAGCTATGTGAGATCGCGTGGCGCTTTATCTATGACCTCGACCCGATCTCGACATGAGCCGCTTTTTTTGGGTAGACTGACTGCATGGAAACCGCCCTCCTTTTGCTGATGGTCGGCCTGAACTGCGTGATCCTCTGGATCGTGTGGGACCACGCGCTCTGGAGCAAGCAGGCTCGTTGGCGCAAGGACCTCGACAAGAGCCTCAACCACAAGCTCGGCGGAAAGCTCACCGACCTGGCCGTCCACGATCAGGAGCACCTCGCTATCCTGGAAGCCTTGGAAAAAAGCCTGCAGAAGTCAAGCGATGAGCCCTCCTGAACGCGACTTGAGAGAATCCATGGAAGAACTACGTTCCAAGATCGCGGAGAGCATCCATTCCACAAAGGAGCTGGCTCTCTCGATCCGCGAACAGCTAGGCACCGAGCTCGCCTTGATTAGGCAGACGCTCCAGAATCAGGCTGGCGAAATCATTAAAATTGTCGATCTCGTACGCGGCGAGGGCAACGGGGAGCATGGAATCGCCGCGCGCCTCATGGGGCTCAAGATGGGCTTTCAGGCGCTTCAGTCTCGTATAGCCGAAGTAGAATTACAGCTTGCCACTGATACCTCGCGCATGCATGAGTTGGCCGTAATCAAGGCTAAGGGCCGTTGGGCATTACTGGCACGGGCAGTGGGCAGTATTGCCGGGGTGCTTGGCGGACTGGCTGGGATATTGGCCTTGATCTTGAAATAACGGTTGACACTAGCAACCCACGTGCCATACTTTTGGTGTAGGCTTTCTCCAGTGCCTACTTAAAGTTAGAGCCCGAGTCCCTGTGTGGTACATGCTCGGGCTCGTTTATTTCGCGGAGTAGCTCTTCTTCTTCGCCTTGTTGATCGCGGCTTGGCAAACCGCCCAAGGATCGACGGCCCCGCCTTTTTTCTCAACTTTCTTCACGCAGCGATGCAGCTTCTTCGGCATTGGGCTCTCCTTCTTCTTGACCGATGGACATGACAGCTTCGCGAAACTCTGGATCTTGTAACAACAAGTACGTAGTGGCCTTCAGGGCCGTCTGGCCGCCTCGTTCTCGGCGTTCAATGGCTGCCTTTGCCAAGGCGCGCACCCGTGGGCTCCCGGTCGTGGCTATCCGTTCCAGGACCTCGCCACGGCCAATGAGTCGTCCTAGACGTTGAAGCCCCCTGCCGGCGAATTCAACGCCCTTGAGCCCAGCATAAACTCCAGCGATCTTGCCAACGTCATGGCCACCAGCCATCGCCAGAGCCCCATAAAAAAGAGCTCTTCGGGGTGGAGTGAACATGTGCGCCCCCTTCTCCATACCTCGGCCAGCACCAGCCACAAGTTTGGCGGCCACGCGGCGCATGGTGGCAGGAAGAGCTTTGGCAACGCGAGTCACCTCAATCGACCGTTCGGTCCAAGGGGATGCTTCAGTTGGAGGGACTGGCCTGAAACGAGCCTCCGGGATTGGCGGCTCGCCAGGCAATGGAACTGGTTGCCTGGCAACATCGGTAGCCTCACGTGCCATCCTTGCCGGCAATTGCCCTGGAAGCGTAGCCGGAACTCCAGTCTCTGCGATCCTCTCTGGCAGGCCGGCTTCGGCGGCAATCTTTGCCGGCAACCTTTCAACGGTCAGGGGACCGCCGAGTTGCTCCCCAAGGATCTGCCACTTGCCAGGAACTTCGAAGATATGCGGGTTGCCGGCCTCGAAACGATACTGAAGCTGCCGCACTGGTCGCATAGCGATAACCGTGTCAAGCGGGATGTGTCCCCAGCGGTTGCGATCAACCACGAATGGTCGTAGTAAGTCGTAGTCATCGGGATTGAAGCTTCCAAGCCCCTGGACCATGCCCTGCTGTGCTTTCCAAAGGGCCTGGGCTACATCGTCTCGGCTCATCTCGGCGGTGCCGACGATGCCAGACTGTCTGGCTACAGCCCGCGCCTCGTTGAGGTTTTTTGGCAGCGCGGCCTTCAAGGCTTTTTGGTTGATGAAACTGGGGGCCTTGAGCTGGGCAATCATGTGGCGCACATGGGCTTGGGGCCCAAGCCGTTGAAGCAGCCTGGCATAGGCGTCTTCTGGGAAGTTGATGAGCCCAGGGTTGAATTTGCCGAGTTGTTCAGCAAGCTCACTCGGTGTCGTTCTCGGCACGAAAAGCACCTCAAACTCGGTGCCAGGGGCGTCTTTTGCCATCTCGATGAGCTGTTGCTTGACCCTGAAGGCATAGGGGGTAAGCACTCCCTGGCCACGGATGGAAGCTGTGGCGGCGCCGGCGCTAGAAGGAGGGATTGGCTTGGGACCTTCGATGGCACGTTGTGCTCTGCGGGGGAGTCCTCGAATGAACTCCTGCGAGAATGGCATTTCTGTTCTGGGCGGACGAGCCAAGAGTCCTGTCTCGCTCGCCAGCGGCGCTCCGGGACCTTCGATGGCACGTTGTCCAGGTAGTGCTCGCTGGCCAACCTCTCCTGGAGCTTCTGCGGCCCCAGCTCCAGGAGCTTGCAAGGCTCGACCAGCACCGATTCTTTGGGCGGCGGTTGGTGCTTGGCCAAGAGTACCAGGCAGCCTCTCGGCCTTAAAGGTACCGCCTGGCTGGATCGCCCCAGGGACTGCTTCGGTCGTAGTCCTGAGTGTCTCCTGTGTGACCGGCCTGGTGAAAAGCTTCTGGGCGCCCATCATGAGACCACGAGGGACGAACTCGGTAACGCCACCGATGGCCGTCTCCAGGGCGGCGCTTTTTCCAACCTCGCCAAGTGTTGGATCGAGCCCCATGAGCTTGCCAATGCCTTGGAGCCCAAGCTCGGTCAAACCTGATCCGAGAGCTGCGCCGCCGGTAGCTGAGGCCAAGGCCCCAGGGCCACTAGGAGCCCCTAAAGCCAGGCCACCAAGAGCCCCAGCGGCCTGTCCGGCACCCTTGGTGACGATGCCCATGATATCAGCGATGTCCATCAAGGGCTCGAAAGACGGATCATCAAAGACGCGCCAGACTTTCTCGTTTTTCTTCTTGATGGCGAAGTCTAGACCACCAAGCGGATAAACCTCGAAACCCTGCTTGATGAGATAGGCTTGGCCAACTCTCGTATTCGGCGCAATGCTTTTGACCGCGTAACGGTCCATAAGAGTAACGTCTGGATGTCGTTCAAGAAGAGGATTGTTCGGGTCTTCGCCGATTTCTGGGCCTCGAACCTCTCCTATAGATCGACGGTGCTCCTCTACGAGTTCTTTGAAACGTCGTTGCGACTTGTTGGCTTGTGTCTGAGGCGGCATGTTAAAGCCAAGCCTTATTTGGCTACTTGATAGCCTTGTTGCAATTTGTCTCGAAGTTCGTTTTCATCGGTAATGTCTACGGAATTCCCTTGCGGAGAAATCAATGTGATGCTGGGCTTTTCGTTCAACCCAGGAGGCATCAGTGCCTCAAACAAAATATCCGCATTCATTTCTGGATAGATTGCCAAGAGTCCACTGCCATGCTCTTCCACAAGGGACGACAGAGCTTGCTTGCCGCTCTTGTCAAAGGCAGCAATAGTATCAAGCAGTTCTTTGCGTTGATCTGCGCTTAATATTCCTCTTGCCAACCTTGATGTGATGTCCGTGAATTTGTTAACAAGCCCCCATCGGCTGGTGTAGCGGCCGATATCTCTATCCGAAAGCTGGCCGCGCTGACCTTCCATGTATGGCATTTGGCCAGTAGCCGCCACATCTCCAACTGAACTTTGGAGCCGCAAGAGAGTTCTGATCTTTGACGTTGCCAAAAGCGCCTGCCTGGTAAACTCGTATTCTTTGCTGCGACGGAAATTCTGGACCGTGTCCAGCATGATGCCCTTCAGCTTCTCTTCGCGTTCGAAGCCGTACTTCTCCCGTTGAGCACCGGCCTGCAAAACGTCACCAAGAACAGGCAGAAGCGTCCTGATCTGAGAAGCCGAAGCTCCAGTCAAATCGAGGCCGCTGAGGTCTTTGAGAGCCTTGGTAAGCCGCTGCGTGTATTGGCCCTCCGGGGCTTCTTGCTCTTCGGCTTTTCGAAGCTTCTCTTCTTCGAGGAGTGACGCGGCCATTTCTCCGAACTGAGAAGGTTCGATCTCGGCTTGAGGAGCACGCCATGGAACGCCAGCTCGGTTCCAGGCAGCGGTCGTGATGATGTCACCAGCACGGCGAAACGTAGAACCAGCTTCGCCTAGAGCCCTGCGCCGGCCCTCTTGCTCTCGAAGCTTGCGGAGCTCTGCAATGACTGGGCTTGGTGTATCTGGTTGACCAGCAATGCTGATTGGCGAAGAAGGCAACAACGGCGCGGGCGAAACGTTCGAAATTCCAGGTGCCATGCCAAGCTCCCATGGAGGGCCACGACCACGTGAGACGCCTGGAGGTGCAGGCGGGAATGGCCCTGGAAGTCCTGATGCTGGAGGCAGGTCTGTCCCAGTTGGTGGCCCCATTCCGAACTGCCTTGATAACGCATCGATGATGTCCGCTGGTGCCGTAGGTGATGTCCATGTTCCGGTTGCTCCACCCATTGCTCCAGGTGCGCCAGTTGGTCCACCAAGCTCTCTACTGCGTGCGGCCATGATCCCAGCTCCTAGACCGGGGCCTACGGCTGGGCCTGCCATGTCTGGCGGAAGAGGCGATAGCGGTGGACGAAACGTTCGAAAGTCCGGACGAAACGTTCGAAAGTCCGGACGAAACGTTCGAAAGTCCGGGAGTACCCCATAGGGTGCTGAAGGAGGCAGAACTGGTGCTGGAGGAGGCAGAACGGCCGGAGGCAATGCCCCGTACTGCGGAAGAACCGGCTTGATCTGCATGGCCTCCCTGGAAATCCCAGGAGAGATACCGCGCTCTCTGAGCATGGCAAGGATGCGGAGAAGATCCTCGGCTTTCTTCCGGCGCTTCTTTTCATCAAGACCATGGAAAAGACCGCGTTCTGCCATTTCTTAATGTCCTCCCTCCGGGAGTACCATGGCTCTACCCAAATCCCCCTAAACCGTAGATGTCCAAACCTAAGCCAGCCGCACCACCGACTCCTTCGCCAACGGCTTGGCCAAGCGCTATTCGCTCTGCTCGCCGGCGTTCTTTGAAGCCACCAAGGCCGCCAAGTGCTCCTTCGAGTCCACCAGCTCTGGCCAATTGTGAGCTGAACAACGCTTGCCGCAGCCTATTCTGGCGATCAAGGTTCGCCTGTTCGGTTTCGTAGCGCAGAAGCGGGTTGGTGTCGGCGACGCGCTGCCTCTGGCCGACGTTGTAACCCTGTGCCTGCTGCCTTGCTAAAGCTGCATCCCTGGCCGCTTGTGTCCCCAAAGTAGCTACGAACTCGTTGAAGCGATTGATGGCATCGGCATTCCTGGAACTGAGAGCGATATCCTCACCCCGTATCTGGCCCCCGAGTGAACCAGCCGCCATGGCTCCACGGAGACGGTTCTGGATCGCCATCTGTGCAAGATCAATGCCAAAGCCCCTTGAAAGCTCAGCTCCTTGCTGATTGGCGATCATCCTCCCTGCAAGTTCCTCTCCACCGCCAAGCCGCCCACGCTCGGCAAGGTTGCGGAAAACTTGCATCTGAGCGTTACGGTTCTCACGGGCAACCTCTCTTTGCAATTCTTGTGCCCTGAGACGGTCCTGAAGCGGCAAGCCTTCTTCACGGACCTGCTCCAGATAACCCAGGCTACGCATCTGAGCGGCCCTGGTTTCTGGAGAATCCACCGCCAGTTTGACCTCATGGGGGACACGAGCTTCGTAGATTTCAGGCGAGAGCTCGGCTACTACGCGAAGCTGGGGAGGAGTGAGACTGCGGAAGTCAAAAGCCGGGTCTTGGATAGCCCGCCACAATCGGACAATCTCCTCGAACTCGCCTTTGCCACCCTGGCCGGCAAGGGCATAGCCAATGAGTCCGCCGATGGCTCCGCCAAGTCCCCCAAGAGCTCCGCCACCTCCTCCTCCGCCTCCGTTTGGCATGGTTGGTTATTCCTTCCCGACTCTTCCTGTGGCTTGTCTAAGAGCGATGTCTCCAGCCACCCCAAGTATCTTACCCCAACGGTACTTTCTTGCATTGCGCCAATTTTGATGGGCATCAGAGGCCATCCCAAGCCATTCTTGGCCCAGACGGCCAAGCTCGCCTTTGCGGGCCTCAAGGGCGGCTGTTTCGGCATCCAGGAGACCCTTGGCGTCGGCCCCAATAGACGCGGCCTTGAAGGGTTCACCAGCGGCATCTAGACGGTTGGCTTCCCCGAGGAGCTGGTTGATTCGATTAAAAGTCTCTCTCATATCGGCGCCTGTGACGTTCTCACGGGTTGCTGCTACTCCCGGATCATACCGAACGAAGCTCTGGAGCTCCGGAAGAGCAAAACGAGGATCAGCGAAGGCCCCATAGAAAGGCTGGTCTTCTCTCGCTCCATACAATGGCTGGCCGCCAGGCAATTGTTCAAAGAACGGCGCTAACTCCCCTTGTGTTGGTGTCGTCGCCCCCAGATAGGGTGCCGGATTGAAGGCGGCTTCGATCTCTTTCTGGCGCTTGTAGAGCTCCACGGCTTGCGGATGTGTGACTCCTTCTGGATAGATGTAAACCTGCTCCCCACGGTTAGTTATGTTAACTGGCAACGGACCGAACTGCTCGAAGCCTGGATACCTGGAGATGATCTCCTGGTAGATCCTACCGGCGCGCTCCGCCTGCTCCTGGCCTGGGGTCCTCAAGGAAGCCGCCTGGAAGCCCAATAGAGAGGGATCGGTGGCTTGGAGCGTCCTCATGTCAGGGGTCTCCTGAAAACGGCTGTACGCCGCTTCTACGGCTCTTCTTTGGGCTTCAGCAGCAGCCATCCGCTCCTCAATGCCACGTGTGATCTCCTGTTGGCGACTACCGAGAAGTTCCCTGGCTTGGCGGACAATGTCCTGTTCGCCGGTCTGACGCCGTCTGGCGAACTCTTCGGCGGCTTTGCGTTCTCTGGAGAACTCCGAAAAGACGCCTTCCACTTCCCGAGCAGCAGGGCCGATGGCGGCCTGGAAGGTTGGGCTTCTTGTAAGGCGCTGCGCCTCGAAACGTGCCTCCCCTGGGCTGAGTCCTGGCGCAGCCTCGCCGACGAGGGCGGAGAGGCCAAGTCCGCCTCCAAGCGCCCGCTGTCTGGCCCTGGCAGTTTCGTAGCCCGCTTGAAACTTCTGTGTTTCTGGATCACCAAAGCCGAGAGGCCCCTGGTAGCCAGGAGAGGCAAGGATCTCCTGGGCTGGCGCGAAGGCTCCCCCGGGTCGGATCGCCGCCTCCAATGTGGCTGGCCCACCAATCGATTCGAAGGTGCGCTCTGGACCAGCCGCTCCGTAGAAGCTCTCGCGTGCTTGGCCAATCCCTGAGCGCAAGGCTGCCACGTCGCGGCTGATACCAGAAGTCAAACGTTCTTGAAGGGTAGACCCAGGAGAAATGCCCATCTGGGGGCTTGGGGCAATCGGCGGTTGGGTTCGTTGAGCTGAACCTTGAAACGTGCCTGAAGCCGATGGTGCGGCTGGCGCCGGACCTTGAAAGGATTGGGCTTCGGCAGCCAGGGGGATTATAGAGAAGGGGCTCCCAGATGGGGCATTTCCAAGTAGTAGCTGCTGGTTCTCTTCTGCAGTACGAAAGGTTGTTGGGACAAATGCCATTTCTTATGACCCTCGCACCATGATTCGGATCAGCACAGGCTTTCCTGGGGCCGCCAGGAACTTGAGCTTGCAACGCAATTGGCTGCCTCCTCTAGGTTCCCATTCCAGGGGATTATGCCGGCGCATTCCGGTCACAAAAACTACCCAAGCAGCGATGGGTTTTCCTTTCACGACTTGTAAGCTGAGATCGAACTCTTGATCATCAACAATCGTTATTTCACGGACCTCCTCGTTGATGTTGTCTGTCCCGATGTTCTTCTGAGTCAACTGGGTGAGCTGCTCCAGCGTGTTGTTCAGCAAGTTTGCAAAACGATGAAACCAGTCCGGAGCTTCTGGATAGTCCGTTGGAGTAAACCTACGTAAGGTTTCTACTTTCACGTTTCGGTAGCCGTCTTATCGCTGTAAGCCCTGGCCGTCAATGTCAACTGCAAAATCTCGAACTTCTCGTTGGCCATGCGATGGCGGTAGAGAACACTAAGGGCTCTGGCTCGCTGGTATTGCGTTGGCACGGGAACACGTAATGGGGTTGCAGCACGTAGGGTGCTCCCTCCCCAAGACGAACTCCCCCAAGGATCAGTTCCCCATCCTCCGAAGGCCGGATGGACGATGTCGTTGACGTAGGCTTTGGTCGGAAGGATGTCACTGAAGAAACCGATTTCGTGTCGTCTGGCACTGTCTTCTTCCATGTAAACTTGTGAATAGCTGAACTGCTTCATCACCCCGGCATTCCCCATTGCATCTGGCGCCCAGCGCACCTCGCTGACGATGGCAAGAGAAAGAGTTGCAGCCCCTGTCGTGATTCCCGTAAGCTGTTTCTCCAGAGTCAAGCGGTAGCTGGTCCCTCCCAGAGAAATCACGACCATCACTTTGGAATTCAGGAAGCCTTGCTCAAAGAGAAACCCCTTGGCCGGAGGTTGCTCGGTATAAGACCAGTCGATGTCCACTTGGGAAACGGTAATGCCATCCACTCCGATGGTCACGAAGCCAGCAACGGTGACGGTGCAATCGATAGCTTCATCGCGGTAGTCCTCAAAGGTTGACCCGAAGCGTCGTTCCTCCAGGACAAAGGAATCCACCGCATGACCCACGTAGAGGGCATCGTTGTCGAAAAGCACCAAAGCTGCCGTCGCTTTCTTGCGCCATTTGGTCCAGGCTTCAGTGATGTAGTTGTACACCCAGGCTACCGACGTGTTGGCACTTCCTGACTCCCTGGGTGTCCAGACGATGTACTTGCGTTCGCTCTCGTGGGCGACAGCATGCACCAAGGTCTTGAAGTTCTGCATGCCAAAGACGCGCTTGAAGTCGGCTTCGACTGGTCGCGATACAATGGCGGTGCCCGACTCGTTCACGCGAACAACACCTTGAGTCGTGACACAGTAGACGCTGTTGTCGAGCACCACCGCTGATTCTGGACAAGTGAGTTTTGTTGAAGGATCGAGCTCGCTGATCTGGCCATCGCTCGAAAACCGATAGATCCCCTCTTCTTTGAAGATGATGAGTGAATCACGAAGTGCAAGAATACGGAGGATTTCAGATTCCTCGCTGTCGATCGGTTGATCGCTGGAACGCGGCACGGCTTCTGGCTGCTCGAACTTCGCCCGTGCCAGATTGTTGGCTTTGGTTTCATTGTCGCTAAGGACTGTTGAATCAGTAAGCGGCAAGGCTGGATTCCAGTTATCACTGATAGCCGTAGTCGATGCAGTTATGTAGAACTGCGGCGTATCCAGAGAACGCCCACGAAAAAGGATGTTACCAGGAGCATCGTCAACCCCCGAGGCGTAGAAAGCATAGACTAGTGTGTTGAGTGAATCGCGGTTGACAATCCGCACCAGACTCTGGCAGGTCTTCTTGATGTTCTCCGCCAAAGTCAACTCTGTCGTGAACGCCTTGAAAGTACGTGTTGCCGCGTTCTCTGCGGTTCCGTAATTATAAGTCAAGACCGTTGTTCCAGAGCGAATCGAGATGGAACCACGTTGCGTCGTTAAAATCTCCGTGAAGCCCATCGATGTTTGGATTATTCCATCGATGAACCCCATGACTGTCATGCCGCCATCGAATGGACTTGGATCAATGAGTTGAAGCTTCAGGAAATGCTCTCGCCTGGTGTTGGCGAAGAAGACTTCTCCCTTGAAGAGCGCGATGTCCTTGGCGAACGGAGGCCGTGTGTTGGCCTCCGAAGCCCCTTCAACGAACGGGCTGGTGTAGATTTCCTCCCCGAGGAACAAGGGGTCGAAGTCGTCCGTCAGCGTGACGGTTTTGTTCATGATGTCGGATGCCGTCACCTTGCGCCTAAGAATCTGGAAGAGCCGCTCTCCCGGATCGGTTGTCGCATTGGCAGACAGGTCCGAACGATAAAGCTCGTAGTAATCTCCATCGACGATGTCATCCGGCACGCTGAAAGTCACGCGGACATTGAACTTCTTCCCGGCGTTGGCAGTTCCAGTTGCCGGGGGGGTGCCAGTCACCGTGTAGGTGTAAGTGTTGGCTCCAGTCACCGTGATGACATGAGGGCCAGATCCGTAGGCCGCATCGCTTGGGGAAGAAATCTCTACGGTGTCACCAGTCAGGTATCCATGCGCCGTGTGAGTCACCGTGACCACTCCGGCAGAGAAAGCCAACGTGACTGCAGTTGTTGCGTTTGCAAGCGTCTCTCTGAATGACGGCTCGCCACGGATCAAGAACATGTTCACGTCGGTTTTGGACCACGTGACGGCATAGCCGACCTGGGTATTTGGGGTAAACCAAGAGGCTCCTGTACCAGTCAGAACGAGCTCGATATCGAGGGCTTGCGGCATCCCGGCCTTGGACGGAATGCCAGTCAAGGTTGAGTTCTTGAAGATCCCTCGCGAAGTCGTGAAGTAGAGATTCTTACGCGCTTCAACGAAGTGCATCCGCGTTGAAGCATCTGGGGGCGAGAAGCTGCCCGTCCAGGGAAGGAGCGTCCCAAGGCCGTCAGAGTCGTACTTGAGCGTTGTTCCCTCAAGGGCGATAAGGCGGTTCTTGAAGTCCATGAAGCTCAGAGCCTTCACGCCGGCATAACGCTTGAAACCTCGGCGCTTCGAGATCACTCCCTCACGGTCGATGACCACATCGAAAGCTTCAAGGAGGCCCCCCTCGGGGATCTGGTTAATCGGATTGAACTGGCTCCAGAGCCCACGGGCCGTCCGCTTGAGTGTTTGCATCAGCGGCATGTCAGAAGATCACCCGACGGGACCTGTTGAAGGTAGAGCCGTAAAGCGGATTGAAGAGGCCCTTGATCTTCTTTGGCTTGGAGTCCACACGGGGAGTGATGAGCTCCATCGCATCACGGAGCTCCCTGGTAAGCTCAGAGCCGTGCGCCCTTAGACTTTCAATATCACCTCCGGCCTCTGCAAGCCGGCAGACGGCAGCCTGAGCCAAGGCGACATGCAACTCCCGAGGAAGAGCCGGAATGACCGCTTGCTCTTGGCTGACAAGGTAGTCCCCCACTTCGACTGGTCTGGTGCCATAGACAGAGCCATTGATTGCCTCGTTGAAAGTCACGGTGGTTGCTGTCGTCGAGGCAACCGTGAGATCCCAGGCATGGATCTCTGAGCCGGAGTTCTCCGAATGGATGTCTAGTAGACTTCCTGCAATCCATCCGCTCACGAGGCTTGCCACCGTGACAGTCTTGGTCCCAAGATTGACCGCCGTGATGCGTCTGCCGTTGGCGATCAGGGCAAGCTCGCCTGGACGGAAGAAGTAACTCATCTCCAGGAAGGCACCGTTGGCCGAGGAAAGATCAGGCCGCAGCACCACGTGATTGCCTTCGATGAAAAAGGCCATCGGGATATCGCTGGTATCGGCGCTGAAGAGTTCTGCTTCTCTCCTTGAGATGAAGTCAACAGTACTCCGAGCGCCATCGCTCGATGTGTAGACGAGGCTGCGAAGCTTCTGGCCAGCAGCACGTTTTGGCAAACGGTAAGCCGATTGATTGGAGACCAATGGCACTCGTTCAGCTTGAACGAAATAATCCTCACGCGCCCTCATGAGATGAGGCATGATCTTGGAGTACAGCTCCTCGTTGAGATAGGCGAGGATGTCTGCTCCGGCAGAACCGGCGGACTCTACATCTGGAACAGCCGCACGGCGCCGCACCAGGTCAATGAGCTCGTCAGCGGTGTACTTCTTTGCCACAGTCAGCTAGTCTTGGAAGTGTAGGAGGGGATGTAATGCTCAACACCGTTGACGTTGATGACGATCCAGGAATTCACAGTGCCTGGAGTAACCTTCGTTGTTCCGGCATCTACGACGGAATGCGTTCCTGCTGCCGCTGGGAAGCGGAACATCTCGTCTGGGCCAGTCTCGAATTCAAGCCGTTCATTGCCATCGTAGTTAATGAGTTGCTTTTTCACATCGAGTTTCATGAAATCTTCCTTTCTTAGGTCCAGCTGTTCTTGTTTGGTTAGATCTCTAAATCAACAACACAACGGATATCAAGCGTAGCTGCCGGAAGAAGCGTAGCTGTACTACTGATACGAACATCAATGAGATTATTGGCAGCGAACGTATCGAGGTCTTTGGCTTGAAGGGTGGCCTTGAAAGACGGATTCGTAATATCCAAAACGGCGGTCAACCCAGTCGTGACGCCTCCAAAGAACACTTCGGCTGTGATAGAACCCGCCGTTACGTTCGCATTCGAGTGTATCGCAATCCCAGTGATAGATCCAGAACGTAGAGGTATGATCGATTCAGGGTTATTCGTTGCAGCTGTTAATCTCGATGCCTTGACAAGGGATTGACTGATTGCCACGTCATTCTGATAGAACGTATCGATGACTTGACGATAGCCACCCTGGACATTTATGTCGCTCGTGAGCGCCGTAAGATCCCCAGCAGTAATGGTAATCCCCCCAGCAGTCACGGTCAATCCGCCAGCACTAACCGTAAGGACTCTTGAGAACGTCCCCTTGGCAGCCAGAAATACCGCCTCATCCGGCGTCTGGTTTGGAAGTACAACGCTGAGTTCGTGGATTCCAGACAAACTGGCATGGGCTACCTGAGCAACGATCCCGGACCCAAGGTAAGCTCGTCCGTTAGAATTCCCATTAGCATACTCATTATTGCAATGGAGAGCTCGAAATGTTCCAGTAGATGATAAACGAAGGACATTGAATGTCCCAATAGAGCTCTTGCTCCAATTGTAATAAGTATTGCCCGACAAGACCACGTGCTCGATGATCCGACCAGCACCAAAAGCAAGGGCTATACAGCCTTTGTCCGATTCTCTGATGGTATTTCCACGAAAAGAAAATACTCCAATGTCATAAGGAGTAGGCGCCGTTCCGGTTTGATTGACCAACCCAACGATCGCACTCTCCGACGTGTTCCCAGTACAGAGAGACATATGATTGCCTTCAATGGAAATCACATCGACGGGTTGATCTGCGCTGCTGACAAGCACAGCATATGAGCAGTTTTCGAAGACGTTCCCACGAATTGACAGACATGATAGCCTATGCCCGGTGATTACTGCATCGCCGGATTGGGCCTTGACGCCAATGCCCTTGATAAGACGGCTGTTGGCGACCGTGACCACACTGCTTCCGATTGTGTAAACATTGTTCACTTCAAGATTCGAGAATGCCTCAAGTTCACAGTCTTCTATGCTGACCTGTTTACAGCGGTTGCAATTGATCGTCGGGACTACAGAGGCTATGCCCCCAGTGCAAAGAAGATTACTCCTGATCCGACACTGCCGAGCTGATACACTTTGCACGTCTGCACTAGTCCCTCCATCGACATAGAGGCCGATATCAAAGCCGGTTATGTCCAAAGTGTCTATGGCTACCTTGGTCTGTGCAACAGGTGTCGAAACAAGATAGTCCAACCGAAGCGCCCCCCATTGTGTATCCGACGCAAAATCGGCTCGCGTCATGGTCAGCCCTGAAACCGAAAAGGGGGCTTGAAACAAGAAAGCATGATGACCCTGTGTGGTCACATTAATCGTTACTGATGATCTGGATTCCCCAATTATGCGCGTTGGATTGGCAAATGTGACAGCGGTAACAGATGGTGTAGAGACAAGGGTGTACACCCCTTTCGGAAAATATAGAACACCACCTACCGATGTAAGGGCCGTCCCCGCTGCCGATATTGCCGCCTTGTCATCCAACCCATCATCTGGAATGGCCCCAAACTCTTGAACATTGATGATCCTTTGGCCAAGAGAGAACCACTGCGAACCCTGATCCATCCAAAGTCCCCTGGCATCATCGGTAACCCGAGCCAGTCTTCCAATGGTGCTTGCCGCTGGCAACCCCGCTTTGGTGTAACTGGTGAACTTCGGATTGACCAGATTCCCAAGGGGAGAGATATCTCCTGTCACGCTTAGGCCGCCTGTTCCTTGGATGTCTACTGCTCCGGCATCTGCCGTGATAATCCTCCCACCATCATAGGCCACATCCAAACTTGAAGCGGCGCTTGTAAGACTCAGGGTACCATCTGTGGCGATCTGCAAAAACTGAGGCGAGCTCGGCAAGGCCGAGGGCAGCGTCATCGTGTAGCTAGAACCAACAGCGCTTGGAGCTCTCAGACCGACGTACTGATTGCCGTTCGTGACATCCTCAACGAAACGGATTTCGCCTTGGTCATCCATACGGAGGATGCGGCCGGCTCCCATCACCAGAATGGCTAACAGGACTACCCAGCCAATTCGTTTTCTGCTAGTGCGTACCATCAAGTTTTACCTCGCCATCAATAGCCACATGTCTGCCGTGGCTGAAGTAGCTGCATCGCTGGCAGTGGTGATCTTGATCTGAATCTTCATGTATTCAGGGATCTTCACAAGATCCGCCAACGCTCCGATGGTCAATCCAGCAGAAAGAGGCGCGAGCCCTTGGCGAATTACCAACTGGATCGTGCCAGTTACGCTTGAAGACAACCCCGTAGCCAATGTCTCAGTACGAAGAATCGTTATGCCATCCCTTTCAAAGATGACCGCCTCAATCGCAAATACGCCTACGGTTGCAGCCCCAGTGACCGTTACAATCCATTGCATGTAGAATTGACCAAACCGTCTCACATCAATAACGGGCGTGGCATATATGGTATTGGCGGCCGCCTTGAGATTTACATTGTCGATGCCAAGATCACTCGGAGAAAGTCCAAGCTTTTTGATCATCGTTTATCTCCCTCCAATTATGAGGATTTGGCCTCTTCCCTTAGACGCTGGTAGCGCTTCTTCTTCTTGTCCTTGATCCAGGCACGAAGACCCTTGGCCTTGATGGCCAGATTAGACGAAACGTTCGAAAGTCCGGAACTCTTCTTTCGCGAATCGTCGTAGTACGCCTTCTCATGCATTGCGAGTCAACTCCTCCCACAGAGCTCTTGAAGCTGACCAGCGATAAGCAATCGCCTGGCCGAGCCCTAACGTGATGTCTCCGTTCTGATCCACCGTCCCAGAATCTTCGATGGTCACAGTGTTCGTGTTGTTCGTACCGATCAAAAGCAAGTACTGGCCTTCCTTGGAACCCGCCGCAATCGGTGTGGTCGTACTGAGCGTCACCGCACCTGGAGTCCCAGAGACACGATGGCATGTCTGGCTCGGGGTCAGAGTGGCCGCTTGTGCCAAACTGGTGTCCGTCTTGGGGATTACCGGGAATGGAATGTTGCTCACGAGCGTGATCAGCGCATCCAGAGCAGTAGAAACATCCACCAACCAGTTCGTGACCTGAGTTCCCCAGCCGGTTTCATCCGTCTCTGGAATGATTCTCGAAACCCCAAAGAGGGTCTTGGTGATCGACATCTCAGTCCCTGCTCCTTCTGAGAATCGGCAGCTCTGGAGGGTAGCGGCGCGGTTCTTCCATGGGCCAGGCCCATTCCATTTTCATCACTGGAGGCGGAGGCGCCACGATCTCAACTAGGACCGATGCGACTCCAAGATTGGCGCGAGCCCGAGGAAACATTGGAGAACTGAGGCCCTGATACCAACTGGCCATCGATGGAACGACTGCGGCAACCGGCTCGACAAAGAAATTGGCATCTCCAGGATTGATCCGATACTCTGGATTGGCTGGCCTTGAAAGCTCACGATACCACGAGTCCATCGTAGGAATTGATGGCGGCAGCTCCACCAGGAAGTTGCTGTCTCCTACGTTGAGCTTTCTGGATAGGCTTCTCGGCCTGGAGAACTCCTGGTACCAGGAACTCATGGAAGGAACCACCGGCAGCGGTACTGTGAAATCTACCAGGAAGTTGGCATCTCCTGGATTTATCTTGCGCCCTGGGGCTCTTGGCAGAGCCAGCTCCTGGTACCAAGAATCCATCGGGGGAACCGGAGCAAAAACTGGCTCTACGAAGAAGACAGCATTTCCTACATTCAGGGGCTGTGGAGGAAGGGTCGGTTCCGAGAGAGGCGCATACCAGGAGTCCATCGGCGGAACTGCCTGGTCTGGTATGGGGAAGAGGAACGCAACGAACTCCCCACGGTTCGGCGGAACCAACGGAAGAGTAGGCCGTGACAGCTCGACATACCATTTGTCGATGGTGATGACTTCCGGTGGTGCCACATCCGGAAGCGGATCAAACCTCGTTGGATATTGCCAGCGCCGTGGCATGACGACTATCTAAGAACCTTCAACTTCCCAGCCTCGTAGAGATCCAATTTCTTCAGAAATGGGATGCAGTCATAGCATCTTGGGCCGCAAACCGGGCCCATGCAGTTGAGGCAGAAGCCGCGCTTTCTTCCTGAGCCCTTCAGAGACACCCAATGATGGCCACAGTGCACACATTGAAGCGTGTTGGCCACTTCATGGCCATCGACGAACAGCGTTCCCTTGGCTTTCCGTTCTGCTTGGGCTGTTTTGTAAGGGTTCATTCCTCGAAGTGGATGCAGAAGTCCACCGAGAAAGCCGTAGATGGCGTATCAGCCTGAACGCCCAGACCATTGGCTGCCGCTGGGAGGATAAGCTCCCCCCCAGGAGACGCCACCCAGCGCACACTTGCGCGCATGTTGGCCGTCAATCTCAGAAGAATTGCCGCGGCGGTATAAATCGGCTCGACTGTATGCGCCTTTCCAGCAGACGCGAGAGAAACTGGGTCTCCAGAGTCCAGGACTTGCGGGGTCACTGCCGTCGAAGTCCCAGCCGTGGTTGTCCGTTGCAGCTCGTAGCCGCAAGCATTGTCGGCGGGAGCGGCTTTCGAACCGAAATTGACATCGTACACCCTGGGACGGATTGTCGTTGCAGATCGCAACTCCAAGATGGTGGTGTTGTCGGTGTTGGTATCACCACCATCGATCGAGTATCTTCTTCCCATGTCCTAAGCGCTCCTTTCAGTAAGCGACCACTTCTAGTTCTTCTTGAACCGGAGGAACAAACTCCCGGTACCATTGATCCATTGTAACTGCCGCTCCAAACGAAATGTCGAATGTTGGAACGCCATTATCTCTGAGGATGATGTTCATTATACCGCCAGTCCATCGTTGCTACGGCCAACGTGCCCAGAATCCTGGCGTGCATGAGCGTACACTTGAATGGTATTGTCATACCAGTTCATCGTGTAAGCACCGCCGACTAAGGTCGTGGATTGATCGATCTTCTCGTCGGTATCGCTTCTGTGAGCCTCGACGATGATTCCGCTCCCATCCCCAACAAAGCCGGTTACGTTGCCAGCAATCGTAAATACCAGGGCGTGAAAGGTGATCAGCATGTAACTTTGCATCAATGCTTCAGGATCAGTGTTGCACCTGTACCTCCTCAGACTGCCGATTTTCAAGCCTATTTCCTTGGGATCATTTGGATAACGATCCCATTTATCTGTACTGTCCTGCCATCCGAAGAACTGGCCATTTTCTTCGTCTGATGAGATGGTGGCCGTTGCAATATCTTCAAACCCGTCATTGGGCGGCTTATCCGCCAGACGCTCAGACGATATCACGTGCCAGACATTCGCGTTCTTTCCAAGACCAGTGAATAAATACCAGGCGATGCCTACCGAGTTCAACCAATGAGTCGTCTCTTTGATTGTAGGAGCAGTAGTCGTGGAAGTTACTTGTTCTCTGGCGAAAGTGGTTGTTGCATCAGCGAAATCAAACAGAATATGGCTAATCGTATGATTATGAGCCCCATCGCCCACGGAAGCCTTCCCACTTGTGTAGTTTATTATCGCCAAACCACAAAGAAAAGCCGTGAGATTTCCATTGGCGCTGGTGGTTCGGAAGGCATCGAAGTTCAATGTATTCTTCCCACGATTCGGAACGAATCCAGAGGTACCACCGACAGCCCCTGAGTCCAGGCGCCTGGAAAAGAATACGCTTCCAACCCTGATTGCGGCCGGGTGGGTGAATATTCTTGATGGTTGTGAGCCAATCCTGAGGTCTATCGTCATGGTTCCAGAGTCACAACACGAGCAAAGTATCCCGCTCTGTACGAGTGCGATGGTAACTGGCTCTTCGATCATCAAGACCATCTGTACACGCGACTTGTCTCCGGTTACGGTTCCGCCAAGATAACCGCGCTGGAAGAGAAGTGGAATTTGCAGGCTCTGAATAATCGAAGTGGAAGTGTCGGTATTATATTCATAAGTGACCGTCAGGATAACCGCCAGATCCGAAAATGGCATATTGACATTGTCCGTACTGGCCTTTAGATCGTGGGTCGCACTCGTAGTCATATCCGTGCGCTTCCAGATCCTGTAATAAGAACGAGCCGAAGCATTGGCATCTTCATGCAGACCGTCCGGGGAGGCCGCTTCGGCGTCTAAAGCCAGATTCAATGCTGGATTTGTCGCCGAGGCCGCAGCAGTCTCATCGTTGCAGTAAATCTCGAAAAAGATATCTCTATAGACCTTACTCAACTCCGGGAGGAATGTATCCAGGGCCGGGACCTGATTGGCCTGACCCACGCTGGTCAGCACGGTGGTAAGAGCTCCGGTATTTCCATCGAGTGGAATCTTTACGGTCTTGATCCGTGTTGGTCCAGCCATGCTGTCCTGGTATTCATAAGTGATGATTAGTTTTGCACTAACGTTTTGACTGGAAATGCCAGTAATCGTGATCCTGGCGTCCGCTGTCATCGTAGTGCCTGTATAATTAGTTGCGAAATAGCTAGTTACATCACGAAGAAAATTCCAACATTGAGCTTCCCCGCTGTTGGTTATCCCAGCCCAAGTTTGAGTCACATCGTTCCGCGCCACCGCGCCCAATGCTATCCCAATCAACACAGAAGTAGGCATATTAGTCATCACGGTTTCAGCATCCTGCGCATGGATCTCCAAGATCACTGACTTGAAAGCCCTGGCGACAGTTTCTGGTATAGCCAGGGCAGCAAGTTGGGTGAAGTCCCTGGCAACGGCAGTGGCCACTGTCGCAATCGATTGCACGAAAGCGTATTCAATGGTCTTGCTTCGGAGGGCCATTCTTCAAGCTCTTCACAGAGTCTTCAATCGCAATCGTCCCAGCTCCACCCACGCAGAGATAAAGAATCAACTCCAGCTTGCGTTCATCGATCCCAAGAAGACCGCTGAGCGCCACAATCACTACGGCAAGGAGCACCAGAAAGCTCTTTCTTCCACCGACTGAGTTGATGATCGCTTGCATGCGCCCTCTAAGAATCGGGGGAGATGTGGAATCTCCCCCGATCATGGGGTGGTGAACAATGGTCTGTTTCTACTTCCGTGCATTGGTTTACGCTGCGTTGACAATGCCCGTTAGCAGCGCCGTCCTACCAGCACTCTTGGTGAACAGCGCCTGGTTGGAATAGTTGCGGAGCTCGTAGGCCGTCACCGAAGGATCGTGGAGGAAGAACTCGTTGAGCGAAGCTGGGCTCTGAATGCGGAAGGTGATGTCCGTCGCTCCAACACGCTTGTACTTCTTCTGGTCGATGAGGTATCCGTAGCCCTCCTTGACGTAAGTGCTGGCCTTGATGGTGACCATCCCAGTTTGGGTGTAAAACTCGATGCCATTGGCGCCAACCTTGTAGTTGGCCCTTCCGCCTTCGTTGTGACGGCGCACGGCGACTTCGTTGGCCAGAAGATCAGCCCAGGTGCTCGGGTTGATGTAGAGGATCGTGTCGTCATCGAGGCCCTTCGACATGGCCCTGGCCAAGAGTTTGTTGACATGTTGGAAGGTCAAGCTTGTCGAGCCTACCGCATAGCTAGTCGGCTTCCAGAGGCTGAACGAGGTGTTGTCGATGCCGAAGAGCGATCCTGAAGAGTTCGCAACGCCATCGAGACCAAGGAACTCCTTGAAACCTGTGTTGGTTCTGGAAGTCTTCCACCAAAGAAAATCACCAGCGACAGTCCCGGTTGTCAGGGTGCCAACCGTTACGGTTCTAGCATCAAGATCAACTGCAGTGATGGTCATGGAATCGCCATTGGTCGTGTCGGTTCCACGCATGGTGGTTGCCGCCGCGACACTGGAAGAAGCAACGATCTTGGCATTTTCCATGCCACTCCAGTTGCCAGGTGCCCATTCTGCCGTGGTGATCGTCAGAACGCTTCCGGCAATACTGGCGATCTTGCCCAGCGCGCGCTGCCCGTTGAAGAGATTGATCTCCAGACGCTTGCTGGATGCCTCCCACATGTTTTCGACCAGTGTCTCGGTGATGCGCCGGAAGACCTGCTTGTCAGAAGCAGCCCGCGCCGCCGCTTCATACCCCACTCTGGAGCGAAGGATCTGCTGCGTTCCAAGGATCGTAGCATCCTTCGATTCAGCGGCCACAGCCAGGTCGAGGGTGACCGCATCGACCCCAGATGCCTCGTAGGTGAAGCCCTGCTCGTAGCGAAGCAGGACGGGTTGATGGTAGGTGCCGCCGGGCTTGCGGTCGGCGTCAAATGCCACATCTTTTTGAAGCTTGACTGCCTTGGGACGGGCATCTTCAAGCTTCGGGGCGTAGATTTCGTAAAAGTACCCTGAGAGGGTAGTTACGGTGTTTTCGCCCGCCATAGTGCCTCCATATCTTCATGCCATTCCCTCGTGAAATGGCCATGTGTGATCCGTGCTGCGTTGTTGAAGAACCAAGAACGCGAAACTACTCCGCGTTCATGAGCTCATCGAAAGTGCCCGTTCGGATCACTCCTCGCTTAGGAGGCTTTGTGGTGGACCCCCCTGTTTGGTTGGAGGCCGCCTTGCCAGTCTTGGTGGAGAGTGCTTGTTGAGCCAGGGCTTTGTTCTTGTCTCGTTGCTTGGCTTCATCTGCTGCCAAGCGCTTCGCGAGCTCTCGCTTAACTATCGCAACTGCTTCCTTCGGTGTCAAGTCGATTTCCGCTTCCCAGCTTTCTGCCAGAATTCGCCCAACCTCAATACAGTTCTCATCGGTCTTCTCAAGCTTGGCGGTATCCAGCGCTTCATCGATCTCGCCAAGTGTCTTCTTCCAGAGGATCGCTTGCTTGCGCTCATTGTCTTGAGCTTCTTTGAGGCCCTGGGCCTGTTGAATCTCCTGCTGGATACGCTCCAATTCCCGTTTCTTCTGGGCGAGCGTCCTCTCCTCGGGGCTCATCGTCAGCTCCTCGACGACAGGGGCCAAGAACTGTTCAGCCTTGGAGGTCAGGTATTGCCGAATCTGGTCTTCTGAGTAACCAGCCTTACGCAGTTGCTTCTCTGCCAGGCCGATTGGGTCCCCCACGAAGCTCTTCAGGACGTACTCCGCGTCCTTGCGGACCTCAGCCGCTTCTTGCATCTTCTTGTAAGAAGCCCGCTCAAGCTGGTAGCCGCGGATGAGCTCATCGATTGTCTTGAGTTCCTCTGCGCCATCGATGACAACCTTGTGGCGAACCGGTTCCTCGCCTGGAGATTCTGACGCAGTCAGTGGTTCTTTTTGGGATTCGGCGGTTTTCTCTTCGCCATCAGGCGCTCCAGTAGCTTCTTGCGATCCCTCGGCCCCAGAAGCTCCATCAGCTTCTTCCAGAATACCAGGAACGGTTGCTTCTTCTTTTGGCTTTGGGTCATCATCGCTATCATATTGATAGAGTTCGCTGTCGCTTGGCATAGTATTTGCTTAGGCAGCCGTAGTCGATGCCGCCGGCATACCTCCTTTGGCTTCTGGCATCCCTGGAACTTGCGGAGGTCTCGCTTGTTGAACTGGCACCTGCGATGGCTTGGTTGGCTCAGCAGGCCCAGGAAGGCCTCCCGGAGCCCCATCCTGTGGTCTTCCCCCGAGGTCTTGAGGTTTTCTGCCAGGGATGCCTCCTGGAGCCGCCTGGGCCATTGCAAGCGGATTTGGATAGCCCAGCGCCATCTGAAGAAGCTGAACCCCTGGGTCCATCATAAGCTGAATGTGGGTCATGACATGGCCGAGGATAGTCGAGACTCGCTTCTGGTCAAGGCGGATCTCCGGGTCAGAAAGTTTTGCTGCATGTTCTCTTATGTCAAGCACATGGTAGTCAGTGGCCAGTGGAGGCGGAATTTCAGTCCCCTTCATCATGGCCTCGTTTTCGAGTCTGATCCTGGTAAGGTTGGAACGCTCTGACTCGAAGAGTGGCTCGATGTTTCCGGTCTCGATCAAGGTGATGATCTGGCTAACATCGCGGATAAGTCCTTGTTGGACTGCCATTTCGGCGATTTGCATCTTCCCAGCCATGGTGTTGGTCAAGGCATTGCCAGGTTGTGCCATGACACGATCAATCTTCTGCAGGTCCTCGGAACTGAACGAGACGAGTTCTGCTCGGTTGTGTTCTCCGAGGATGCTCACCACCCGCTTGGTATTGGCATAGCGCTTCAATGTCCGGAGGATGTGAGTTCCGAGGTCCTCTTGAAGCATGATGTAGTTCTGGATGAAGGTGGTGGCGAACTGCACCGCCTGGGCATGGATCACCGCAAGCGCTGTGCCGCTTTTCAGTGACGCTTCTGGCTGGCCCCTGGCGACGGAGTTGATGCCAATGAGATACTCGGCCTGCTGAATAAGGAAGTTGGCGAAGTTGAGAATGCCAGGGTTCTCACTGAGAAGGTTGAGCGGCTCTGGCTTCTGGTCACTCTGGTAATTGGTCGTGGTATCGTCGATCACCTCGCGATTGAGGGTATCCCCGGTCCTGGTCCATACCTTGTTGAAGCCAAAATTTTTGTGGTTTGTCAGGGTGGTGCTGATCTCGGCGTTGATCGCTTCGGCGATCCCCTGAATGTCCTCAGCGGGAGAGTACCCAAAGCAAGTCAGCAAAAGCTCGCCGGCTGCCATTCTGAAGATCGGCAAACCATCGTATGGAAACGGCAAATCGGCGGCCTGGGTGTCCATGAAGACTGATTTGGCGCCGGCAAACGCGAAGTGGCGTCCCTGGGGGAGGGCGTCTGTTGGCTTATGGAAGAAGTGCCAGACTGGGATGCGATCTGTCTTCGATCGTTCGTAGCCGCCGAGGCTGATCGCCAGAAATGGCTCATTGGCCTTGCTGTAGGCATCGACAAGGAGCAGGTCTTCTTTGAGCTCAGGATATCTGGCGATCATATCCCAGCGGTTTTCGAAGGTCCGTATCAACGTCCACTGCCACTCTTCCTGGCTTCTACTCACCGGATCGTAGACCACATCAAGGCAGGTAAGATTCTCGATGTGGAGATCGCCCTCGTAGTCAATGATCGGCTCGATCATGTCGCCGGATTCAGGATCGTAGCTGCCAGGATTCAACCCTTGCGCCTCACCGATATTTGGGTTCCAGGGTGCGAAGATGTAGCCGACCTTGAGAACCAGGGCATGCTCAGCGGCAGTCTTGAAGTTGCGCTCGATTCGCTTTTGCTGCTTGTAGTACTCAAGGAGTTGGTTCCCGATTCTCGACTGGTCGAGGGACTTCTGGTCGCTGTTGACTGCCTTCGTCTGCCAGCTCACTCGATGTTGGGTCGAAAGATTGAGGGCATGTTGGATGAGGTTGCGGTAGTGGTTGGCGGTCAGCGCCGCCACTTCGTTCTCTTCGCCAAGGTGCTTGATGGCGAAGGTGGTTGAGTCGAGGGCCTCCGGGAAGTAGAGGTTGTGGTACATGCGCCAGGAACGGAGAACGGAAGCGAATGCCGAGCTTTCGCGGATAACCTCCCAGAACGAATCGCGGCGCTCGATGAGATTGGCGACCATCTTCTCTGGGTCTTCTTCTGAGGCCCAGTAGTACTCGAACTGATCTGATTCTCCTGCCATTTCTCAATGTCCTCCGTTAGTTCAACCTCCCAACAAGGCGTAAAAGTCCATCGCGGCGAACGACCGCATTGGAGCCTGGAACGTGGAAAGTCTCTGGGTTCGTGAAGAGCATCTCATCCGGGTAGGGGTTCTCACGCCAGTTGGCGACGCGGTGCATGTAGATCAAGGCGGCCAGGGCATCGCAGTGTCCCAGCTGCTTGGAGCGCTCGAACTCGGTGCGCTGCTTGTTCCAGATGCCGTTGCGAAGCTGAAAGATCAGGTGGCGGCATCGTCTATGGATCTTGATCTTCCGGCGCTGCACTGTGGTTCGCAGTCCGGCGATTGCCGAGTCGCGGTCCCACTTCTCGACGGGTTGGATGTACATGCGATGATCAACGCGGAGGTCATGGAGGGCCTGTTCTTTGAGATCTCCGCGTCTTCGAAGCGGCATGCCGGGATAAAGCGCCGTCTCTTTCTTCCGCATGGCTTCGGCGATTTCTCCGGTTGACTTGTACCGCGCAACGACTTCATCTTCGACCACAAGTGTTTGTTTGAGGAAGTCGAGGTAGCCATAGACGACCGCGTTCCAGTCCAGCCATCCGGTATCGAGGATGCTCATGGGCTTGAAGTGTGAAGGGCGTTCGTAGTCATCGACCACAATGTCGTTTTCCGCTTCAAGGAACTCCGGCACGATCATCTCTTCGGCATCGGTGACGAGCTCGCACTGGGCTTCGCGGCGCCAGGCGATGGAATCCTTGCTTCCGCAGAAACCAAGGATCATCTCCTGGTCTTCTTTGGTCCAGTCCTTGTTAGCCGATGACGGCATTACCAGGTACTGGCCTTTACGCATGGCTTCTTTGACGTAGATGTCAACGAAGTCATGAGCTGGGCTCTTCGGTGGGGTCGAGATGAGGAGAAGCTCCGGGTCTTCGCGCTTAACGAACTGGAAGCTCAGAACGTGTTTGACGATATAGTCAAGGTTGCGGATGTCCCGGCATTCGTCGAGGCAGACCTGGTCAGAGGCCATGCCGCGAAGGTTGTTCCCCTGCTCTTCGTTGCATCCGACGATCAGCAAATTTGAACTGAGAGCATTATGGCCCCAGGCTGGATTGTGGAACTTCCAGAGCATGCCCGAGGGCTTCGGGCGGAGTTCTGGAGGGCAGTCTTCAAGGATGAGGTGGAGATTGGGGACCGCCATGGAACGGCACTGCTTTTCTGTGGGGCCGCCGTATTTGAGCATCTGGCCAGGATGGCGGAGGGCTGCTTCGCACTTCCTTAGAAGGCAAAGGTAGGTCTTGCCGAATCTCCGATGCATGTTGAGAACTATCGGCTCGGCTGAGCATGGATGCTTTTTACGGATGGCTTCTATGGCGTCGTAGACGTGCTGCTGGCCATCTTCGCGGAGCTTGTACTGGAGGTTGGCGCGGAACCAGCTCTCGCGGATGAGGTTGTGCCTGGTGGTTGGTTCAGCGGCAACGGTGCAGACTTTTTCGCGGAGGTCGCAATCGGACGAAACGTTCGCTAGAGTCGCCTCTGTCAACTGGGCATCAAGTGAGCGCTGGGTAGAGCGCCGCCGGAGTTTCTGGCGGCACACTGAGATGTTTCGCTCTCGCTGAAGCATGCGCTGTTTGTCTGAGGGCGTGGGTGAGGTCTGCATTGCTGACGGTTCTCAAGTCGATGTTCACCAATGGGGCGATCATGCGCTCAGCTTGCTTCTGTTCGTCGATCAAGCGTACCGCAACTGAGGTCAGGATGCCAGCAGCTTGAAGCTGGATGTTTGGTTGCTGGTGCTTCAGGAGGTTCTTGAGGGTATCGATACTCTCGATGGCAGCCACCGTGGAGGAGCTCTTCAGGGCTTGGAAGTACTGGTCTCGAAGGCCGTGGATGGCCGGCAGAAGGTCGTCTTTGCGGACCATGTCCCTGACTTCCAGCCAGGAGCAGCCCAGTTCTTCGCCGATCTGGCGTGGGGTGCAGCCCATGGCGGCCATCTCCACGAGGCGAGTTTGGCGGTCTTTGTAGAAACCGACCTTGCCCATGGTTTTCAGGAGCGCCTTGGCCCGGGATTGGCGGTAGATGTGCTTTTTGGTCTTGGTGTCGAGTTGGTCTGTCTTAAGCTTTGAGCGTTCCGATCGAGAGAGCGTGACGAAGTCCTCGTACTTGATCTTCGAGGGTATTGAGGCGGTAGAGGATGGCGGTATCGCGTTCTTTCTGGGCCTCCCAGGCTTGCGCTTGGGAACTAACGCTTGTTGGCGCATCTCTTGTCGAGTCTTTTTGCGGTTCTTTGATCCCACTGGCCTGCCGCGCTTCTTCTTTGGCGAGGTCGTAGAGTCGAAAGAGGGCGTTGAAGACGTGCTCGCTTGGTTCACTGTCGGAGTCGATTCTCCTAAGGATGGAGGCGAAGGCTGCATCCAGTCTTCTGGAGAGTTTGAAGCTGTGCGTGTGAAGTCTGCTTGCGGGTTTTCCGGCGTCTGTGGATCGCTTGGGGTCATGGTAAGGAAAATCTGCTGTGGTGCTTCGCGGAACGGCTTGAAGAGGAGGGGAATCTACGGCAGGAAGCCGTGGTTCATTTTTTGGCATTGATGGCATATGACTCGGCGAAGGATTGAAAGATGCCAGCTTTCAATTGCTCATGAAGGAACGAGATCAAAATGCTTCCTGTGCCTCGCGGGTGATGGCAGTACAGAACGTCGCCCTTGATCTCCCAGGAGCACTTTCCGGCAATGCTCTCGACGATCTCTTGGAACGCTAGTTCGATGGGCTTATCGCGCCCGATGATCACTTCGCGGAGCTCGGCGGTTTCAGAAGGAGGATCAAGTACGGTGTTGGGTTTGTTTGGCGGTTCTTTCATGAGTTGCTTCTGAAGATATCCTGAAGGAGAAGAAAGGCGACACGGACGGAGGCTTCAGCATCGGCAAGGCCACGAAATGGCCGGGAATCGCAGAAGTGCTGTAGACGCTGAAGTAACTCAGAGGTCAAACGGACAAGTTCTTGTAGCTCATTGAGATGTTCTTGGTTCATTTTGGTACTGTGGTGATTCTCGATAAAGCACCTCTGAAAAGATCGCCGGCCGGAACTCGAAAGCTTCATCATACCACGATGGCGGCTTCCATCGTAAATACCAAAATCGCGCTAATCGGTATGAACCAAGAAGATCAAGCCACCAAACACTGAAAGCCGATAAACGAGAGATATGCCGTGAAGGCCGAGAGCACTTCTTAAAAACCGTTTGCTTCGAGGCCTCTGTCACAATTCCCCATCTTTTCAGTCCTGGCTGATACATCCAAGTCCAACGACCAACATAAAACCAGGTCTCACCATCTTCGTAAAACGTGGAAGGCTTGGAAGGCTTGAAATACCATTTCATGCTTGGAATGCTATCTTCGTTGGATTTGGTTTTCAATCCAAATTTTAAAAAAAATTTCACAAAAAACGCAGGCGGAATTCTTCATTTTCAGACTTTTGCCCTGTTTTCATCATCTTCAGCCGTTGATCTAAGTTAACTGGGATGCTAAGTCTGGGGTGGGAAAGGCGTGGGGGAAAACCGCCGTTCACAGATCGCCAGGGAAACCTACCCGGGGTGCTGGCACGCCGTTTGCGTCGCCATCGCCATGGCATGGGACTTGCACCACGCCGTTGTGGCATGTCGATTGCGTGGCCGATGGGCCTCAGCGGGATGTTCAGTCGTTTCAGCCGCAACAGAAATGGCTGAAATACCAGTCACGCCAGAAGCTACTGCCGACGCCTTGGGACCTGACGTAGCTCTAAGTCTCCAAACCGCCCAGCCATAGCAGCCATGGCATCGACGCTATCCAGCCGTTTACTAGGTCACGCCAGGCCGTAGTCCCGACACCCGCTGAAGTCAAGCTGTAGCCCTGGTCAAGCGGGGAGAAGACCGCGACAGAGCGCTAGCGCTCAGCCGCTCTGCTAGTAGCACAACTTTCATCTTTTGTCAAGATTCAGCATTTTTCATGCCAAAGCGCTCCGATTTCTTAATATGGTTTCCTTGTGTGTTTTACCTCACTTCAAAAATCGTGAAATTTTGTGAGAAAAAAGTTACTTGACACCATGAAAGTTGTGTTATAATGCGGCAGTTTAATCGAAAGCGGTTTAGATTCAAGAGTTGACTAGTGGAAAGGAAAGAAACATGAAGTACCAAAGCCTCAACACCATTTCTGGTGTTGCGTTTCGCACCGAAGGTCGTGGTCGTACCAAAGCGGAGGCGCTCCGCGACTTTGCAATCCAAATGCGGGCGGTTGAAGACGCTGCCTACGAACTTCCCCAGCTCCGTGTGTGTGTGGACACGATCGTCCTGGCTTACGCGGAGCCAGGCGGGGCATTCTACGTCCACATTCCCTTGACTGCGCCGGACGGGTTCCGTCCTTGCCGGCATTTCCTCTCTGGTGAAACGGTCCGCTCCGCTCTGGGCCGTGGGCTCATGCACGCAGCGAGCAATGCCTTGACGCCAGACACACACCAGGCCTGTTTAGATGCACTTCGCGACTTCCCAGTTCACCGTACCGAGCTTCTTGAGCGCATCCCTTGGTGGATAGCAGCCAGCGAGGCCAAGAAACGCGGAGAATCAGACCCGCATGCTTGGGCGTGTGCTCATTACAAGGAGTTTTCAGCCCCTGTGCCTGCTTCAGCAAGCTAAGCGGTAGCCGGCACAGCAAACCCAAGTCAGCAAGGAGAATCCCATGTCTCAATGCATGCATCTCGGCTGTCAAGCAAGGGCCACAAGGGGCATCTCGTGGAGAACATGTCATGCCCATGATTTGACTTGTGCGATCTGTGATGCTCAATTGACCATCGCCACTCCAGAGGGGCCTCTGTGCCGCGCACACGAAGCCGTTCTTGCCAAAGACTGGCGCGGCTATCCAGTGTCGGGTGCCATTGCAGACTTCATCGAAAGTCAACGTCGTTAGTTTTCTGTCGTAGTAGCCAGCTAGGTCTGGCAAGGAGAATCCAAAATGTTTCACAACGTTCTTTCGCCAGCCTACGGCCGCGACTACAAATCGGCAGCTGCCGTCAAAGCCGATTGGATCGACAACAAGGACTTCATTCTCGAAGATCCTTTAGACCCGTATTGCGGGCAACCCGTAAACAGAGAGCAGTTCCCGGCCGGAAGGCAAGTCAACATCCGGTACGCCAACTTCCGGAAGATTGTCGTTCTGACTGTCTAAAACGTTCTGTGCCCGGCTGGGGAGGCCAGAGTATCCCCAGCACCATGTACGTGCTCCGGCATGGAGCGCAGCGTTCGGTCCAAACTTGGAACATTGCTACTAATGGACAAAGGAGAACCCAAAATATTTCACAGCGTTCTTTCACCCGCCTGCGGCCGTGACTATAAATCAGTTGCTGCCGTCAAGGCAGACTGGTTAGACAATCAGTATTTCATCCTTGAAGACCTCGGGGATTGGTACTGTGGCCAGCCGGTCAACCGGCCGCAGTTCGCATGTGGCTGGATAGTCAACATCCGATACGACAACCTCAGCAAGGTTGTCATCTTGAAGGCATAAACCATGGCGAAAACAACTGAAAAAATTACCGTAGACCTACTAAAAGCCCACGGGGCCTGCGCCAAAGCAGTGGAAGACTTCGGCGTCCTGCACCCCGACGGCTACCAGATCGGGGAGTGGAGCTCCACCGAGCAGATCGCGGCTGTAACAAGCCCGCTCCGCTGGTGCATCGGCTGGGCGGTCGGCAGGTGCATTCTTCCCACGGTTGTCCTGCATGGCGCCGATCTCTCCGGCGCCAACCTAGCCGGCGCTGATCTCGAAGGCGCCGATCTCGACGGAGCCAAGCTAGTCCAAGCCAACCTGGAAAAAACCAAGCTAGTCCGAGCCAACCTGGCAAACGCCGACCTCTCAGGCGCAAATCTCACTGGCGCCAATCTCACCGGCGCCTACCTGGCCGCCGCCGACCTCTCAGGCGCCAACCTAACCGCCGCCTACCTGACCGGCGCCAGCCTCTACGGCGCCAAGCTCACCGGCTCCAAACTCTCCGGCGCCAATCTCACCGGCGTTGATCTTGATGGCGCCAACCTAGCCGGCGCCAACCTAGTCCGAGCCAACCTAGTAAACGCCCATCTAACCCGAGCCAACCTAGCCGGCGCTGATCTCGAAGGCGCCGATCTCGACGGAGCTAACCTCACCAACGCCATATCGATATGATCGATTACCGTGTTTGGACCATTGTTGAAGGCAAATGTGATATTCGTCTGGCCGCCAAAACAGCTTTGATAAGAGAGCGGCTAGCTTTCGAGCTTGAAGAGGAGCTCCTTGACGGAGATGAAACAGCTGGCCCTTACCAATGGGAAATCTGGACCGCCGATGTTCCGGTTGGGTCCTCATGGAACCTTCACCCAATTGGAATGGAACTTTTCGAAAGCTCCAAGCCGTCTAAAACTGAAGAGGAGATTTAAGCATGCCAACATTTAGGCAATATGCAGAGATAATCACCAGAATCAATGCCTTCCATCGCATCCCTCCCATGAAGACACTGGTGACCCTGGACTACGTCTTCGACAACTCCAGGCCGTTCACGTTAATTCCCGAAGAAGGCGAGCGCAGGAGCTTTGGGAATTTCGAGGAAACGTGTCTCGCCGTGCTAACTTGGGACGACAAGCCAGCTGCCGTCGCCGACGAAGATGCTTTCCATTCCATGCCATCTCCAATAACCTTGGTTGCCTTGGTTCAGAGAAAGACATGACATACGACCGGCCATCACCACCGGCTTCTAAGCGTGACCTCCGGCACCGGCGTTCCAGGAAACAGCTCCTCACCTGGGACCAGAACCGCATCGGCGTGGGACGGCGATGCAAACGCTGCCAGGAGTACCGCAATCACTACGCCAAGGGATACTGCCGGCCATGCTACTATAAACGCTGGAAAGAGAAACGCGCCGGATGGTGGGAGTCTTATCAGCGGAACTATCAAGCGGCCTACCAGCCAGCTTACCAAAAAGAATACCGAGCCCTCGCCAAGCTCCGTAAACACTTTGGACTCCCAAAGAAAAAGCCTCACAAGAAAAAACCGAGGAATCGTGACGTTGGAGGCCAAGTGCCAAAACTTGGCGATGATTATTTTGGTTGAAATCCTCATTGGACTTCCGTATCCTACTGTAGGATTTTCCTTTTCACATGGGAGCCGCTTGGCTTGACAGGCGACTCCCTCTTCTCCCAACCGGCAAAGGAAAACAAAATTTGGAACCTAAAGCCACGAAACTCGCACCGCGGCGCGAACACCATCCACAAGGACCTTCCCAGTTGGGGCGCTTGGCAAGCTGCAGTGGAAGCCATCGACTGATCCAGGCTTACGGCCTGAAACCCATACAAGGACCCGACGCAAGCTGGGGCGAAGACATGCACGCTTGCGTTGTGAGCGGCATTTTGCCAGAAAACGACGCGGATGCCGTTTTCGTCCAGCGTTGTCTGGATTATCGAGAAAAAGTCATTGGGAAGTATTGCCTCAAGATTTGGGATAACGAAGTCCAGCTGAACGCGCCCGATGGCCGATGGGGATACGCGGATTTCCTAGGAAGCAATTCCAACAAGGTTGGAGTAATCCGCGACTGGAAATTCTACCGCAATCCATTGGACAGGCAATCCACCTGGTACCAGTTAGCCGACCTTGCTTGGATGTATTTGTCATGGGATACAATCTTGAAATACGTCCATGTTGGAGCATACAACCCGATCAGCGACCAAGAATACGTCGAAGAATTCCAGCGCAGGGACATACCGTATCTGACTGATACCATCGGTTCGATAATCGCCAACGGATTAACCGGGCCTTTCGAGCTCAAACCACACGAAACGATCTGCCGTCATTGCCCGGCGCTTGGTATTTGCCCGGCAGTCAGGACTACTGCTGAAGAGTTTCGTCTTGAAATGATTGACAAGGATCTCAAGACGCTTCCGGGGGCAATCCTATCCGAGCTCGGACGAAAATCGAAGATTCTTGAGCCTTTGGCGAAAGCAATTCTTTCGGAGATCCGCTCTAGGATCGAAGCTGGGGAGAATGTCGAGGGGTGGAAAATCTGGGAACAGGCAGCGGCGCGGGAAATTGAAAGCTTGCCGGAGTTGGTGGGGCTAATGGTTGGCAAGCTTGACGTTTCGGAAATCCTGCAATGCGCCAAGGTGGCGATGGGTAAACTCGAAGAAAAGTTTACCACTAAGCGTGAAAAAAACGTCAGCAAGGCGGCTTCCTTGGCGGAATTCAACGCCTTGATTCAACCGTGCTTGAAAACCAAAGAACCAGTCAAGGTACTGAAAGAGGTGCGTCATGCCGAATGAGACTGTTAAAGTCGAAGACCGCCCGGAGTTGCTGCCGATCAGGACAGCATTGGAGGCCAATCGGGACACTCTTCAGGCTTTGCTTCCCAAGCATATGAAAGCCGAGACAGTGATCCAAAGCACCCTCATGTGCCTCTGGAAGACCCCGGAATTGCGCGTCTGCACCCCTGAAAGCATCGTCAGAGGAGTCATCGTGGCTTCCCAGCTAGGGCTTGATTGCTCTGGAATCGGTGGGAAGGCTTGGTTGGTGCCGTTCCGCCACAAAGATACCGGGAAACTGGAAGCGCAATTTATCCCTGGCTATCAGGGACTTCTCGACATTGCCAGAAGGACCGGCATTGTCAAGCAAGTCGAGGCGCAACTGGTATTCTCCCAAGACACTTTCGAAGTCCAATGGGGGACCAGACGGGAACTTGTGCATCGGCCCCCGGCTTTGGGGTCAAAACGCGGAACGATCATTGGGGCCTACGCCATCGCTGTTCTTCCAGACGGGCTTGAGCAGTTCGAGGTGATGGACATTCCGCAGCTCGAAGCGATTCGAGCGAAATGCAAGAGCCAACCCGCCGTGATCGGGGAATGGTACCGGAAGACAGCGCTTCGACGGCTCCTGAAGTACCTCCCAAGCACCCCGGAACTGGACACCGCTCTTGAAGAAGACAACCACAATTTCGAGTGGGAGAGAACCATCGATGCCCAGACGAAAACCAAAACCCTCCAACGTCCATCCCCTCCTCAAAGACTGGCGGCTATCCAGGAGCCTGTGGAAGCGAGCGCATCGGAAGCTTCTAAAAAAGTTGGAAGAATGAGTCCAGGACAACCCCCGACACACGTCGAGAAAGTCAAAGCCGCCTTCGCTTGGTGGGCGCTCCGTGGGATCGATCCCCAGATGATTCTTGGTTCTCTTGGCAAGACCGACCAAGCAAATGTCACAGAAAGCGACATTGTGATCCTCCGGACGAAGGCCGAGGCTGTCAAAGCTGGAGCTGAACCACACAAGATTTTTGAGGGAGCAGACTCAACCGGCGAAGCGTCCGGCCGCAGGCCGTACGGCGAAGCTCCACAAAAGCAGCGAAGCGTCAGGCCTCCAACGAAGCATCCGGCTACAGGCCGTACAAAGAAGCCTCCTCAAAAGCCGGTGTACATGGAAGACCCTGCCATGCAACGACGCACGGATAGCATCGACGATGAGACCATAGCTGGGCTTCAGGTCCTGGACGCCGAACATGCAGAGACTCAAGAAGAGCCCTCGCAAGCTAATCTTGAGAAAGAGTGGGCGACCGAGATTGAAGAGGCCGTTGGAGTCGAAACTGAGGTCAAATTCAAACCCTTCCTCCATGGCGATCCAAATGTTTTGCCAAAAGCCAACGAGACAAACAAGGGCCGTCTATCCCTGGAATTACAACTTTCTGCCTTGCTAGATGAGGCCGAAAAGTACGGCAACACCCGTCAACGCCTTGTTGGGGATGAGCATCCGCGTGACATGAGCGATGGAGATCTCCAGCGAGCCATCCAGGATGTTGCCTTCGTCGTGGAGGCCTCTAAACGCCTCCAGGCGGGGCGCGAAGCCAAGGAAGGTCCAAGACCACAGCCTGCCTTCTAAAGCCAAATCCACAGCCAAAGAGAGGCCTTCCTGAATGAGTTGATATGGAATGCGACACCTGCGTAACATGAAACAGTTGACCATCAAGATCGCCTGGGAGACAAACGATCCTGGCTTCAGAACCGAATGGGTACCGGCGCTGCTCTTCAGGCACTTTGCGCTTCTTGGATGGTTGGAAGCCCAGACGTTTTGGAAGGCTTGGCCGAAATGGGAAGGCCGATTGTCGTTGACTTTTTCAAAAGACGGTTTTAGCCAAAAATTTCCATCCATAGAACCATCATCATCCCTAGATCCAATATCGGATGCGGTGCCTGGGCCGTTGACGTCGGCACTTTACCCGGTGAGTGCCATTATGGCGCCGGACAGTCCCAGGACCCTTAGCCTCCCTTGTGAGATCTTGGAGCTAGACCCAGCAAGAGAGGCTACATCCGTCGATGGGCTAGGCCCAAGGATGACAGGATCACCGGGTCTTACGACGGCATCGACTGGGTCTAGGTCCACGGTAGATGGGGTCATCGCACAGAGCGCCAGCGCTCAGTGCTTCGCTAATAGCGTAAAAACTCAGAAAAGTCAAGAGGGCTTTTCAACTTCCTTCGATTTTGACAAAGAAGTTGTCCACTGGAACGCCATAGCTAAGCGTATGGGATGGCCTACAGTTAGGACAAAAACAAAGATTCGTGAGTTGCATTTGAGAAAACGGCTGGAAGAACGGCCAACGCT